GGGTTGGGCTTTCCAGTTGTTTCTTCGAATGCTGAGAAGTACTTCGCTGAGGTACTCTCGATCTCCAGGAGAATCTGGGAATCGAGCGGCGATCCGGATTGGGTCACCGTACTCCTTGGACTGGCTGGGTTACGTGGGCAACCTTTGGGTCCGCCTCACGACGTAAATAATCCCGGCGGGTTTTCGAAGACGCGTCTGATTTTTCAGATGCCACGCGCGTTGACGAACTTGGAGAAGTGTCTCCAGGCCGTCCTATTCGACGTTCTTAGAGAACGACCTGAGTTCTCTGCTTGGAATTCTGAGCACCACGTCGATGTAGCGATGACGCGGCTCCTTTCTTCTGGACGGCGGGTGTTGAGCGTCGACTTCAAGAAGTTCGACCAGTCGGTGCCCTTCGAGGTCATCGACAGGATTTACGCGATCATCCGCTCGTGGTTTGTACTGGAAGCGACTGAGCTCGTCGACTTCTGCCAAGAGGTCTTCAAGCGCAGTGGGATACTTGTTCCAGATCGTGCGGGCACGAAGAGCGACTATGAGTGGTTGCCTGGATGCGCACGTACTGGAGGCGTCCCATCGGGTTCTGTGATGACGAACCTGATTGACAGTCTCGTTAATGCCTGGGTCATGGCCTACGCAGCAGCAAAGTTGAAAACAACGATATTAGCTGCTTGCTATCAGGGCGACGACGCCGCGGTTGTTTTCCGCGGTGACCCGTCGATGGCTGACTTATCAGGCGAGCTGTCACGCGACCTAGGCATGACGCTCTCTCCCACAAAGTCCACGTATCTGGTTGGGCAAGTGACGTTTCTTCAGAACGTTCACAACTTCGACCATTCTTACCGTGGTCTTCAGGTTGGTGTGCGTCCTATCATGCACGCGAGTAACATGATGGGTTCGCATGAGAGAATGGATTCGTTTGATTGGGTTGCTGATGATTATGAGACGATTAGGGTTTGCCAGCAAGCAGGTTACTGCCTGCACCATCCGCGAGTTACAGAGCTTTGCGATTGGCTGGCCGAGAACGATCCTTTTGCCAAGGACGTCCTCGCGCGCGTGAAAGTTGATTCCGCGTTTTACCTTAAAGCCTGCGAGGCGGTGAGGAGGAAAGACTCAAATAGCCAAAAGGGCTTTTCTCCGCAGTCGCTGTGGTCTTCTCCTGTGTTTCAGTATATGCTGAGTAAGGTCTAGTTACTCTCGTTCATTCGGCTGCAGGATAACTACCTGTCACTCCGTCGTTTCCCCATCACGTTGCTTGGCGTCAGATGGGTCTTTCGTGATAATACTACCTGGAGGACGTATGCGTGGTTTTCGTTTCATCACCCTTTTTCTCGACGCGGTTCGTACCATCGTCTTTGTTTACCTTGTGTACTTCCTCGTCACCACTTTTGGGTCCTAGGTAGCTGGGGCCTTAGGAGTTTGTATGGAGGGCTTTACTTTCTTCTCGAACTTTTCAGGTGACTGGTCTTTAAGACTTCCCACGCTGAGGCGTGCGGTACAGCTCACCCATTTTGTGAACAGTGGCGCTACGATGTTAGCACCGGTTCCGGTTGCGGCTTTCGCACCCCCGGATCCGAATGCGCCGACTCACATGAATCGTGC